GCGCGGGGCAATGGTTGACCTGAAAGCAAAACCCCAGAGTGGCACAGGGGTAAATATGGTGTCCAGCGCGGTTACGCAAGCGCAAGAGAATGTGAAGCCTTACCTGAATCCGAATCATGTTCACGGTGGAGCAGAGGTGCAATATCAGCTAACGACAATGGCTGAACGACGACAACTTATTGAAGTTTTTGATTGGAGCACCTCGCACGCCGAGAATACGATTATTGCGAGTTATTCGGTGCCTGGGGATCTTATCAAGGGATCTGCTAGTGTACCTTTTAACTCGTTTACTTATTGGGCAGGTGAGACGCATGTGTATTTTGAATTGAATAGCACATTCTCAATGGAGGGATTGTTGTTGATTTATTTCGTGCCAGATATGCCGATCGCACGGATCAATCAACATATTGGAACCTCCAAGGTGTCGCAGTTGCTCAACCCACATATGTGGGTTGATTTGGGCGGATCAAGATCGTGTTTATTTAAAATACCATTCTTGCATCCGTTATTGCGGTTTGACACAGCAGAGATTAACGTCGGCTATAGTCCCCTTTCTATCGTTAATCTCGGAACGCTTGTTGTTTCAGTTTTTAATCCCATACTAGTGGGTGCGGAAGCTGTGGCAACAACTGCGCGTATATCGACTTATGCGAGTTTCCCGACAGGAAGTCCATCATCATGGACACTGTTGCGAGGGAACCCGCTGACTCTCTTTCCGTTGAGTTCAAAAGGGGAAGAAATGAAAGATGAGGAAGTCGTAATACGCAAAAAGAGCCGAAAAGGAATGCTACTGGATTTGAAGGCTCGCCCTCAAGGGGTTGTAGGTAGCATTATGGGTGGTGCAGGAAGTGCACTCCGCGTTGCAAAAAGAGGAGTTGATGCAGCGATAGCCATACATAACGTGGTTTCGGGATTGAATGACAAGCCAGCCTTGACACAACCGATGCCACTAGTTATGCGAGGCAGGTCACTGCAGATGTGTAACGTGGAAGGCGTGGAGCAATTTGCGCAGTTGGGTGCTCGTCTATCAGAGATGAGATCTCTCACACCGAATGACGTGGGTACTACAGTCAGAGAGACCAATATCGAACATATTGCGAATCAATGGCATTACCTTGAAGTTATTCTGTGGGGGACCTCGGATACTGTGGGAGACGTCCTACTCAACCAACCAACGTATATAACTCCTGGAATCCTCAGTTCTGCTGCGGCGGGTGGTTTCCCATTCCAGCCAACAGCGCTGGAATATATCATCCACCAGTGGAACTACTGGAGTTGTAAAAGCTATGAGTACCGACTCTTATTTACGAAGAGTAAGGTTACATCAGGGCGCTTGTTTGTTTCTGTGACATACCAGGCGGAAGATCTTTCGCCAGTCACTTTTGAACAAGCTGTTGCCGGATATGGAGTCTACCTCGATATCACAGGTGATGAGCGTGAGTATGTGATCGAGGTTCCATGGAATTCGGATAGGTGCAGGTATCCTGTACCACATTCGCCGGGTTTCACGAATCTTGATAGTATTGCTTATGCTCTCATCACAGTGTGGGTTGTAAACAGTCTCGTTATCGACATAACGGGACCGCAGCAAATCTACATAAATACCTTTTTCCGTGTTAAAGGTATTGAGCCAGAGGCAGCTGGTTATGGAACATGGAATATGCAGGTTATCGAGCCCTACACTTGATAGCCAAGCGGGCAACAACGGTTTATGCTGTACTTATTTGAAGTACGGGATGAGCACCCCGCTTTATGGATGAATTGTGTATGTATTTTGATCCTCTGCACCTTGTGTGCTTGGAGTTTGAGAAGTGTATGTATGATTCAGCTGACGCGTTAAGAGCGCGATGTTATTGGAGTTTTATTTGTGAACAAATAGGGACTATAGTTTTATCGCGTCTACCGCGGAAATTATTGTTGTTCAGAAATAACCTTCATGGGTT